CGGACTTGGTCTTGATTGCTCGCCGCAAGTTGCCAGTCGGCCCTCTAGGCGTCGTTGATTTCAACGCCTGCTCAGCCGGCTTCATGGCTCGCTTGACTGCAGCGGCCTGCGTTATGGCAGATAGGCTTTTGGGCAGCTTGCGGAACTCAGCCGCAAGGCCGTCGAAGTCAGGAAACTCCAACCTGATGCCGGGCGCAGCCATCACGTCGCCTCGTTGATGCGGAACTCGTACGTCTGTTGCACGTTGTAGAATGGCAACATCTGGTCGTCCTGCGGCATATCAACGCCGTCAGCTTCAGTCTCCAGCGACGTCCTCTGGATCGTTACTCCGGCGGTGGTTCCGGTCCAGTTGTCCAAGGCGAGCCGCACAGCTCGAGCAATCGACTTCACGGACGTGTAGGACGTGCCATACGACGTCAGCTGCAGCGTCACCACAGGGTTGCCGACGTTGCCAGTGAGCGACCGCGGACGGTCAACGCCGGTCCTTTGGTAGACGACGAGCGGCAGCTGCGTGCCGGTGGGTGCGATCATCGGAAACACGCGACTGCCGATCAGTGACGACACCGCCGTCTGGCTCGTGAGACGCTGAAAAATAAACGCTTCAGGTGCTTCTGGCAGGCTCATGATGCGGCCCTCTCGGTGCAAATCAGTTCCATGTAGAGCCGGCGGTCAAGTTCGTTGATCTGCCCGATTTCCAGCGTGCGTCCGTTGTAGACGACCCGATACGACGTCGTCAGTGAGGTGACGTAGCGAATGGTCACCTTGTGCGTGCTCAGGCCCACAGTCTCGGCATACCGCTGGGCTTCGCGTCCACCGAGGGCCTGCACGTTTGCCCACACGGTCTGGAAGTCCGACCACGACAACGTCGCCTCGCCCACCTCGTTCTTTGACGTGGTGGGCTTTTGCAACGTCACGCGGGTCCAGAGTTCGCCGGCGTTGAGTGGCATTAGCGATACGATCCCCAGCGGAGCGTGTCGAGCAGGGCCTTGGTGCCCATCGGAACCTCGGACAACGCCTGCTGCGTCGTCATCTCGCGGTTGCGGTACAGGTGAGCCACGAGCATCAGGACGGCTGACCGCAAGACGTCCTCGTTGAACGTGTAGTTGTTCACCTCGGCCGACGGGTTGTAGCCCGCCCACCAGACGATCTTGACGCTGTTCTGGTCCACCAGGTGCGTGGGCCACGTCTGCCCGTAGAGCGGACGCAGGACGCCCGGCGTGGCCGTGTAGTCGACGCGGTACAGCGACGTGCTCAGGACCGTGTATTCAGAGTTTTGGCTGGGCTTGTAGTAGACAACCGGCGCCGAGGTGCTGCCGGTGTCGTCGTACTGCGACAGGGGCGGCCGGGGCAGCTCCACGTCGAGATTGGGCACCGTGCCCTGGCGGCCCTCGATGTTGCTGCCGTCGGCACGCAGGCCAAACTGAATTGGGCTGCCAATCGGCCCGTAGAACGAGTCCAGATACATCGTGTAGTTGGACAAGATGAACGTGGTGTCGCAGTAGTCCTCGGCCCAGCGGCGAGCTGCCACGATCAGCGACGTGATCAGGGCGTCGTCGTCCGTGAAGTCGACACGCAGATGGGCCTTGGCGTCGCTGCGGCTCACGAACTCGTTGACGTCGCCTTCGACGCGACGCAGTGACCTGTATCTCATCGCCGCTTCCTCCTGGGCGTGGCGTCAGCCTTTTCGATGTCATCGGTGTCGATGGCGGCCGTCTCGAGCAGCGGGCGCGGCTCGTCCACGACGACCTCGACGACGCCGAGCCTTGACCACTCGCTCGCCTGTCCGCGGTACATCTGCACCACGGCGCCTTTGCTGTAGGCGCGAAACGCCCGCAGGAACCTCACGTTGACGATGTCCGTGGTCACTGGCTTGTCTCCCCGTGCTCCTTGGATCCCCACGCCTCGGATGGGCGTTGCCCGCCGGCGTTCCAGTAGTGGCTGGGCGACTGGTAGACGGGTTTGAGATCCCGGCCAGGCCAGGTGAACTTCAGCTCGGCGTGACCGATGGCCACCTGCGGAGCGATGCCGACCGTGTTGCCGGCGGCTCGAAACGCACGCCAGAAGTGGATGTCGGGGTCGACTCGCGGCGGCTCGCCTTCGGGGGCGTCTCCCCAGTGACCGTCCGGCCGCGGCGTGCCAACGAACCACGGGGCCGGGGTCTTCTTGAGCGACTCACTACGGATCAGCGTGCAGCCGAAGTGCGCCGTCTCGACAGGCTGAATGACGGCCTCAAACCATGTGTGCGGCAGCTGCACCATGCCGATACTGCCGTCGTGCCCCTCCGGCGTGAACATGGGTACGCCGTCATCTCGCTTGGTCTGCATGGGGGCGACGGCGTCATAGCCAGACACCAGAGCCGCCGTCATGAGCCGCTGGATCGTGTCGGCCTCGAAGACGCTGTCGTAGTCAACGACGAGGATCCAATCCGTGCGGTCGAGCATCTGCAGCAGCACGCGGTCTAGGCACTGCTCCCAGAAGGCCCCCGTGAACTTGGTGGGCCGGATGCCCAGCGGCAGGAACGATTGGATGGCGCAGAAGAAGTTGTCCTGAAAGCCCAGCCGGGGGACGCTGAACGCGGCCTCAACCGCGAGATCGTGGACAACCTGGCCGACTTGAACCTTCACGGTGTGCTCCTGTAAACGCCAAAACGGGCGGCCGGGCGAACCCAGCCGCCCGCTCTGGGCGTTTTACTGTGCGTGTCCAGCGATCAGGTGCTGGCGTAGTTGTTCACGTTCGCGCCGGTCGCGTCGGTGGCGTGCGTCTCGCCCTTCGACAGACGGGCGTTGGTAACCACCGCCACGGTGTTACCGGGGCTGGTCACGACCGTCAGGTAACGCTTGCGGCCCCGCAGGTCGACGTTGAACCGAGCGACCGCACCGACCACCGCGCCGGTCGTGCTGCCGGCACCAGCCGTCACCGACAGGCCGCTGATGTCCGTCTGGCCGGAGCCCGACGAGTCGGACTCCTGCACCTTGCAGACGCTGGCGTAGCTGGTCGTGGCCGCCGTGAACGGCGAGTAGACCACGTCGATGGCGGCGTACTTGAAGCCGAGAGTGTCAATCTCGTGCGAGTGGGTGGCCGACGCAGCAACGCTGGAGGCCGCCTTGGTGACCGACTTGGCACCGGAGAGGTGGTTCATGCTTGGGAACTCCTTGGGAAGTCAGGTGGATCAGGACGCCGCGAGCTTGAGAGCCACGACCGGGCCAGCAGTGGTCGAATCGCCCAAAGAATGATGATTCAGATCGAGCCTGGCGCAGATTTTGTACGCACGTTGGTCATATTCGAAATAGCGATCGTCGCTGGCAGAAATCGTCATCTGCGACCGGGTCGCGTAGATGCTGGACAGCGACAGGTCGCCGACCACCGCGGCGATGCTGCCGGCGGTCAGGTCGGTGCTCGTCGGCATCGTGAGCGCCCACACGACCGGCAGGCCGAGGAACGTCGTCGGCGTCTTGCTGTTGAAGTTGAGGAGATCCGACGCGTTGTTGCCGCCGACCGAGCTGGCGACCAAGGCGAGGTTCGCCGGGCCGTTGTGCCAGACCGACGGGTGCATGTACCAGGCAGCCGAACCGATCGCGTACCGGGGAAGCTTGGCCAAGGCCGAGTTGAAATCCTTGGTGTCAAGCGTCGTCACCGTGGTGTGCGTGCTCGCGGCCGACACGATCGAGGCGGTGTGAGTGCCGTCGTTGATCTTGGGCAGAAGGCCCCAGATGCCGCCGTACGTGTTCGTGCCCGTTCCGTTGAAGAACGCTTCGTCCGTCCGCTTGGCGATTTCGAGCGCGAACTCCTGGGCAAGCCAGTCAGCGACGCTAACTGCGTTGTCCTGAAGCAGCTCGTTGCTGACACGCGTGGCCGCGGCCAGCTTCTTGGCCACCAGCTGCACCATCGTGGCGGTGGGGTCGCTGGTCGTGATGGTCGTATTCTCGCCGATCCAGTAGCCCGTGACGCCCGTCAGACGCCGCGGCACCAGAAGGGTGTCAGACGACATCGAGATGTTCTGAGCGATGCCAGGGGCGATCCCATAAGTTTCGACCAAGCGAATCAGCTGATTCGAAAACTCCTCAGGAATCAGCACGCCGCCGAGGCTGTTGACCTGGCCGCCCATGTCACGGGACTCGATGCCCTGGTCCTGGCACCACCGGCGGGCCTGCTCGTCCTTGCCGATGTACGCCTTGAGCCACTGGCCCGAGACGTAGGCGTCGCGCTCGTTGTCGAACGCACGCAGCTTGCCGCGGAAGCCGAGGGCGCGAATGTTGGCCTGCGCCGGGGCGGTGGCCTCGACGGCCGGGGTGGCCCGGTTCAGGGACTTCATCAGCTCGGCCTTTCGGGCCTCGCGAGCCTCTTCGTCGGCGATCGACTTCTTGATCCGCTCGGCCTTGGCGAGCAGCTCGTCGTACTTGGCCTGCCGGGCCTCGACGGCGGCGACCGCCGAGCGATCCGCCGGGGTGCCGTCGGTGTTCTCGCCGGCCTCTTCGGCCGCGCCGGCCTCATCGAGCATGCCGAGTTCGGCGAGGGTCGAAGCGAGTTCGTCGAGAAGTTCCTTGACGCGGCTGGCGGCCATGTGCGTGTGCTCCTTGAGCGGGTGGTCGGGTACGACTCCCGCAACGTAGAGCCACGCATGGCATCCCTTGCAGACGCAGGGACGCGGCAGATACCTAACTAGGTATCGAGCGTCGGCGGATCTCGGACGACTTCACGATCTGCTTGGCCGTGCATCGGCACGCAGGGCAACGCAGATACCGCGTGCAGACGCCTGCCCTCTCAGCGGACGCGTAGACGCCGAGCCGAGCCTTGCGGCACGACGGGCAAGGGTCACCCGACTTGGCGGCCATGCTGCCTCAGAAAACGACGAATGGCCTTCTCGGTGGCAGCGTTCCTCTTCAGCGTCGGAACCACGAGCGTCGGCCGGTGAGTCTGTAAGAAACGCTCGTACGAACGCACAGCCACGCCCGTGGTGGCCTGCTCGTACGCTGGCGTCAGCACCGGCGAAACGTCGTAGACGCCTTCGACCGACACGACGCTGCGAAGGGCCGTTCCGTCCTCGTCTTTGTCCCACGACTCCTCGCCGATCACGAAGGCAAACGAGCTGCCCCACACGTCACCTCGAGCGATGAGCGTGGACAGGTCGCGGCCCAACTGCGTGTCGGGGACTTCGACCGAGTACCGCATGCCCTGGTCGTCAGTGCTGACCGAGAGCGTGCCGCTACGCGTCGAGCCCAGCACGAAGTTAGGGTCGTGATTCCAGAGGGCCACGACTGGGTGGGACTGCTCTTCGAGAGCACGGGTGAACGCCCCCGGCAGAATCTGCTCCCGAAACGTTCCCAAGAGTGTGCTGCGGACGTTGTACTTGGCCGCGTACCCCCCGATGTACGCCTTGCCGGCGTCACGGGTTTCCAGCGTCAGCGGAAGAGCGACGCAGCGGCGTTCCAGTTCGGTGTTCATTGTGCGTCCTGCGGTTTGGATAGCAGCTCGTCGGTGTATGACGTGGGCTCGTTGTCGGCCGGCATCGGCTCGCCGCCATTTCCGGCGGCAGCGTTCGCGGCGATCCCCTGCATCGTCGTCAGGTTCATCTGCATGTACCGCTGATCGCCTTCGGGGCCGATCGGGTTCATGTTGAGGACCTCGCGGCACTCGTTGACGCTGTAGATCCCGGTCGACAGCATCGTCTGAAGCCACGCACTCTGGGCGGCCAGATCGCCACGCAGAAGCCCTCGCGTGTCGAACTCGGCGAAGTAGACGTCGTCCTGCACGACGAGATCCCGCGTGATGGCCGACTCCCACCGGCGGAACCACGGCAAGAGCGTCTGTTGCACAAGGTCGATGGCCGCCTGCTCTTGGCTGGCATACCCGACCTTGGTCTTGTCCTGCACGTACGACGGATCGACGCGGTACGCCCGGCAAATCTCGATGACCTGATACTGCCGCGTTTCAAGAAACTGCGAAGCCTCATTGGTGCTTTGCACGTCCTTCCAGTGCACGCCCTGCGGCAGCACGGCCGTACGGTGTGCCCGATCAGGCCCGCGGTGCATCCGCTCGAACTGCTCACGCAGCCGCTCGGCCGTCTCGATGGTGATTGGGTTGTCGGATTCCATCAGGCCCGACAGCCGGCACGCGTTGCCGAAGTAGGCCCCGCCGTGCGTCTCAAGGGCCTGAGCCAGGGCGATGGCGTCACGCGAGAGCGAGATGGGAAGTATCCCGGTCACTGAATCGTTGGACAGCCAGCGAAGGTGAAAGATTTGGTCCTGGCGGTAGTACGTCTCGGTGCCGTTCTGCTCGCGGTAGCAGTAGCGGATACTGCCGTCCTCGAGCTGCGTGACCTTCATGCGGCTGGGGTGCAGCGGCCACAGTTCGGACACGGCACCACGAGAGCCCGAGCGGATTTCGGCGTAGGCGTTGCCGTAGAGCAGGCAGTGAGCCGTGAGCATCTCGCGGAACTCAAACGACGTCTGCCATCCGTTGGGCTGCTGCTGCAGCATCCTGTACAGGGGCAGATCCCGAGCACGTTCCTTGCCGCCTTCGGGCAGTCGCCGATACAGGTGCAGCGGGACGGTGGCCACGTTCTCGGCGATCAGCCGCACGCAGGCCAGCACCGTGCTGCACTGCAACGCCGTCTCTGGCGTGATGCGAACGCCGGCAGGCCCGCGAGACGGGGACTCGGACCACGACTCGCCATATCCGCCACGAAGGTCGATGATCCGGTACGACTTCTCTTCGGGCGTTTCGGCGATCATATGACGGTGAGATCCCAGTTTTGTTCTGGCTTCGGCGCCGTTGCCGTCTGCCACAATCCGACGGCCTCAATAAGTGCCACGATGCCGTCGATGCGTTCTGTGCTCTTGGACTTGCTGGGCTTGATGTCCCCGGCGTGGTTCATCTCAATGGCTACGTTGTTCGCCATCCACGACAACATCGGGTGATTGGCGTGTCGAATCTTTCCTGCCAGCACCAGCGTTTCTAGGAACTTGCACGGGCTTGAAAACGAGCCGTATCCCTGCCTGAACGCTACTATTTCAAACCCATCCCCTTGCAGTTGCTGGCTGATGTGCTGAGCGTTCCACGGGTCGATTCCCATCTGCCGTATCACGAACCGCTTGCTGATCTCGTTGATGTCACGCCGCACCGTGTCGTAGTCGGTGGCGTTGCCGTCCGTCAGCCTCAGCACCGGCCCGTACTCGGTCTTGTCCTTGGCCCAGTCCAGATACGGCACCTTGTCCTTGTGTGCCCGGCCGCTGGCGTTCTCGGCCGCGGCCCAGAAGAACGGCAGCACGTCGAAGGTGCCGTCGTCGTCGGGA